GATTGTGCGCGGTTTCCATGGGGTTAACCGCGGCTCAGCGTTCCGGCGACTTGTTCGGTTTCCAGTCCGGCCCTTCGAAGTCGCCAGCGACCCAGCGCAGGAACAGCCACGCCCCCACGATGCCCGTAGGAACCCCGACGACGAATCCCAGTGCCACGAATCCCAGCATGTAATCCTCCATATCTCCACCCCCTTTTCGGTTACCTCGGGTACGGGGTCAATCGGGTGAGTGCCCAGGCACTTGGCGCGTCCGCTTTCGCGGACCGGGGTCTCGCCGTTCCGGCCGAGCCCCTGACGGGTCTCGTCGCTTCGCGCATCGATCCCTCGCGGGAGCCCTTCAAGCTGCTCGACCTGTTCAGCGGCATCGGCGGCTTCTCGCTCGGCCTTGAGCGCACGGGCGGGTTCAAGACGGTCGCGTTCTGCGAGATCGAGGAATTCCCCCGCCGCGTGCTGGCGAAACACTGGCCCGAGGTGCCGTGCTATCATGACATTCGAGAGCTTACCGCCGAGCGACTTGCTGCCGATGGGATCGCCATCGATGTTATATCCGGTGGTTTCCCTTGCCAGGATATCTCCAGCGCAGGATGTCAAGCCGGGATCGTTGAAGGCGCGCGCTCTGGCCTTTGGAGCGAAATCGCTCGGTTGGTTAGCGAGCTTCGACCGCAATACGTCATCGTGGAGAACGTCGCAAATCTGCTTAGAGGCCCTGCTGAACGACCAGGCCGGTGGTTTGGCAGAGTACTCGGAGATTTGGCCGCACTCGGGTACGATGCGGAATGGGAGAATATCCCAGCGGCAACCCTGGGCGCGCCCCATCGCCGCGAGCGCATCTGGCTTGTGGCCTACCCTCACCAAGACAGCGATCTTAACGACAGAATATCCGCTCATGGCATCCCCGATGCGGAAAATATCTGGCAACGGGATCGAAGGCTTAGCGAGCTGGGGGCAAGCCCTCGCTTGTGCGGGCGTGATACCTACGATCGAATTAGGCGAGTGGTTCATGGGCTTCCCGGATGGGTGGACCGAACCGGAGCCCTCGGAAACGCCGTAGTTCCCCAAATCCCCGAACTGATCGGCCGCGCGATCCTCGCCGCTCATCGCTCGCCCCTTTCTTCCAAGGTACCGCAATGCTGATCGCATGGATCATCGCGGCGGCGATCGGAACTGCCGTCTTCCTCGCCTGCTGCTCCCTCGCGCGCCGTGCAGACGACCGGCAATCCCTTCGCCGCCAAACTCAACAACGCCCTGAGCAATCTACCGGGCTTCGTGCTGCCAAGGGGTTGGGCGTCAGAAATCATGGGGAGGCAAGTAAATGAATGGTGCGCCGCACATCTACGGCGGTCGCGGCAGCTTTTCCGCGAGTAAAGCCCTTGATGCCGTAGGGGAAAGCCTGTCAGCGATCCGTGAAGCGGACGGGCTGACGTGGAAGGACATGGGCCGCGCGCTCGGCAAGAGCGAAGATCGGGCGGCCTCCTACGCTTCCGGCGGCGCGGATATGGGCGTTGTTTCCTTCCTGCTTGCCTGCCGCGAATGGAACGGGCGCTTTGCTAACGAGGCCTTGGCGCTGATCGGCATGAAGCTGGTTCCGATCAAGCCACGCCCGCAGTCCGACCGCAAGTTCGCCGTCATCCTGTCGCGCTTGCAGCTCGCGGTCAATGCCGCGCTCGAGAACGACGACGAGATCGACGACGGCGAGATCGAAGCCATGCGCACGATCCTTACCGAAGCGAGCGAGGCGATCGATGCTCGGCGCGCGAAGGTCGTCGCGATCGGGGGCGCGGCATGACCGACCTCTCCGAAGACGCCGCCGAGTTCCGGTGCCTCGTGCCCTTTCCGGACGGGTCGGAATCGTTCGTCCATGGCTTCGAAGCGGGGATGGTCTGGCAGCGCATGGTGTGTGCCGAAAGCCCCATTGAGAACGATTGCGCATATCACATCGCCAACCGCTTGATGTTCGAACGCATGGCCGCCGCGCAGGGCTATGACGTCGAATTCGAGCCCTGTGATGCGAACGGGAGTCCTTGCGATACCTGGATGCTCGCGACCTTCACCAAGCGGCGTCTGCGCTTCTCGGTCGTCGAAGGCTCTGCCGCATGACCGAGCCCATCACCCTCCGCGGCCCATCCGCCGTCAGCCGCGTTTCCTATACACCAGAGGAAAAGGAGGCGGCACAGACTGCGGCCAAGGCACTTCGCTGCGTCGGTGCCATGCGTGCTACGGGGCGTGCTGAGTTCGGCTTCAAGGTCCTGCTTCGGGCCGGATTTGTCGAGCGGTTCGCTGCCAACTGCTACAGGCTGACACCCCTTGGTCGCGCCGAAGTCGCCAAGGCATTCGGGAAATGACCCGCTCTCCCATCACCCCATCCGAGCGCGACCGCATAGAGCAGTTGCTCCGCACTGTCCCTATATTCGAGGCTCAGCGCGTCAGCCGCAAGCCCATGGGTACGCTGTTCAAGATAGCGAGGGCCATCGCAGCATGATCGACGTTGCTGTCCCTGCAGGCGGTTTCCGCGCCATCCTGGCTGACCCACCGTGGCAGTTCAACAGCCTGTGGGGCGGGCGTCCGAAGAAGACCGACGCCGGTTACGCGAGCCGCGCGGTTGACGCCCATTACGACACGCTGACAATCGACCAGATCGCCGCGCTCCCCGTTGCCGCCTTGGCCGCCGAGGATTGCGTGCTCTTCATGTGGACGTGCTGGCCCGTCCTGCAGAAAAGTTTCGCCGTTCTAGAAGCTTGGGGCTTCACCTACAAGACGTGCGCCTTCTCGTGGATGAAGGCGGACCCGTGGCGCCTGTTCGCCGACGACAAGACGCCATTCGCTGGCATGGGCTACTGGACCCGCGCAAACACCGAACCGTGCCTGCTCGCCACACGCGGAAAGCCCAAGCGCCGCGCGAAGGACGTCCGCCAAGGCATCATCGCTCCCCGCCGCGAGCACAGCCGCAAGCCTGACTGCGTACATGAACGCATCCAGCGGCTCGTTGACGGCCCCTACCTCGAATTGTTCGCTCGCGCCGAGCGCCCGGGCTGGACGACTTGGGGCAATGAAGTGGGCAAGTTCGCCCCGGCGGAGGCAGCATGATCCGCGCCATCCTCACCCACCTAAGAGAGAGATCAGCTCGCAAGCGCTTGGACAGATTAGTCCGCGCTACTCGTGAAAGCTATGCGACCGAAGATTACAGACGCCGCCGCGCCGCTCAATTGAAGGGCGAGCGCAGGGCTCGGTTCCTCGCCGCGAACGGGCGAGTGTCCGGTGGGTGATATCGTCCTATCCTGGCCGCCGAAAGAGTTGAACCCCAACTCGTCCGCGAAGCTGCGTGCGAAGCTCCGCGCCAAGAAAGCACACCGCGAAGAAGCCTATTACGCCACCAAGGCCGCGCTCGGCGCAGGCTACCGCGCACCAGTCGACCAAGAGCTTGCAATCATCGTGACGTTCTACCCGCCAGACAATCGGCGCAGGGATGAAGATAACTGCATCGGAAGCCTCAAGCGCGCTCAAGATGGTATAGCACAAGCGATCGGTCTGGACGACTATTACTTGCGTCCGCGCTACCAGTTCGCCGAGCCTGTGAAGGGCGGCAAGGTCGTTATCTCCATAGGTGACGGCGCATGAGCGTCCACACCCTCCCGGTGCGCCTGTCAGTCGATCAAGCATGGGACGCATACCAGTCCCTAGCACAGCGGGCTATCGAGCAACCCGAACTGCAAGCGGACCTTCCTCACTGCACCGAGACCGCGCGCGCATGGAAGCGCTGGCGGGACATGTTCCTGGCATTGGAGCGGCAGGCATGACGGAGCCGCTGACTCCCCCTGATTGCGATCTGCGCGGCCTGCCGTTCATGCCGCTCGATGTCGTGCGCCTGTGCGACAGCGATCTGGTGGCGCTTTCAACCGGCGACGAGTTCAAGGCCGCGGTGCTGCTTTGGGCGAAATGCTGGCTTCAAGTGCCCGCCGCCAGCCTGCCTAGCGACGAGCGCATCCTCGCCCACTTGAGCGGCGCCGGGCCACGTTGGCGCAAGGTGCGTGATAACGCCATGCGCGGCTTCATCCAGTGCAGTGACGGGCGTTGGTATCACCCTGTTATCGCTGAAAAGGCGATGGACGCATGGGAGCGGCGCGGGGAGTGGCAGGAAAAGCAAAACAACAAGACCGAGCGCCAGAAGCGATGGAGGGAGCGGGTCAAGACGATCTGCGCAGAGCTTCGCGAGCTAGGCGTGACGCCTCCGACGAACGCGCCGCTGTCTACACTAGAGCGCCTACTGGTAGACGCTAAGCCGTCTACGCACCCGTCTACAGGAGACGCGACAGAGACGGCTTTGACAGGGACAGGGACAGGGACAGGGAATATACTTCCGTTCTCTAACGAGAACGGCGCGAAGCCCGATCCCGAAGCGGAATTTTGGGCGAGCGCAAAATCCTTCCTCCGGCGGAAGTCCAAGGGCGATCCCGGTCCGCTCATCGGCAAGTGGATGCGCGACCACGGCAAGGACATGACCTTGGCGGCACTGAACGCGGCGCAAATCGAGGACGCGTTTGACCCGAAGGCCTATGTCGAGGGGTACTTCAAGCGGCAGTGCTCCCAGAGAGCGGAACCGGCGGTCCCGCTATGACAGACTGGACCCCCACCGAGCCCGGCAAGCAGCTTTGCCCCGAATGCAGCCACACCCGGAAACACAAGCGAGACAGGTGCCTCAATGCAACGCGAACCGACGATGGATGGCTCTGGTTTTGCTTCAACTGCGGGTTCCGCGGAGGTTCCGGCAATTCACCCGAAGCACGTGGCATGGATCGAAGCCCGCGGGATTTCCGCCGATCTGGCGGCCAAGCTTGGGCTGGAAACGGTCGAGCGCAACGGCGCGAAATGGCTGGCGGTGCCCTACGTCGAAAAGGGCAAGACGATCAACCACAAGTACCGGCTGACATCCGAAAAGCGGCACATGATGGACCCGGACGCGCCGCTGGTGCTCTGGCATTCGGAGGCGCTGGATCGGGCGGCGGAGAGCGGCCAGCCCTGGGTACTTTGCGAGGGAGAATGGGACGCGATGGTGGCGATTCAGCTCGGGTGGGAGGCCAGCTCGGTTCCCAACGGGGCGCCCTCCGCTGAGAGCGACGATCCGGCGAACGCCAAGCGGTACGATTTCCTGTGGCGTGCCCGCGACCAGATCAATCGCGTCCACCGCGTCATTCTGGCGATCGACGATGATCCCGCCGGCAAGGCGCTCCGCGCCGACCTCATCGCCCTGATCGGGGCAGACCGGTGCAGCTTCGTCGAATATCCGTTCCCGGCAAAGGACCTCAACGAAGTCCTGCTTGAGCACGGCGCGGACGCGGTACACAAGGCTCTGCGCGAAGCGAAGGCCGTCCCCGTCGAGGGCCTGTACCGACTGAACGATTTTCCCGACATGCCGGAAGTGCGCGGCATGTCGCTCGGTATCGATGCGCTAGACGGCAAGATCGAGATCGTGCCCGGCACGCTCACCGTGTTCACCGGCTATGCGAACATGGGCAAAACGACAGTCACCAACACCGTCGTTGCCCACGCCATCATGCGCGGACTCAACGTGTGCATTGGCAGTTTCGAGACGGCCCCGAAGCCGATCCTTCGCGACCATCTGGCGCAGGCGCTCATCGGCTGCTCGCGGCACGAACTGCAAAGCCATCCCCAGCGCCAGGCCGCGTATGACACGCTCGAAAAGCAGGTGCGTATCATCAGCAACTCGCTCAACGAGGATCTGGAAATCGACGTTGACGGTTTGCTCGAACTGGCGCGCACGGCCGCGGTCCGGGACGGGTGCAAGCTGTTCCTCTTCGATCCATGGAACGAAGTCGAGCACAAGCGCCGCCACGACGAGACGATCAGCGAATATATCGGGCGCGCCATCCGGGCAGTGAAGCGCTTTGCCCGCATGCACAACGTTGCGGTGTGGATCGTCGCGCACCCGACGAAGCCGCAGAAGGGCGTCAACCAGATGCCCAGCCTGTACGACGTATCGGACAGCGCGAACTGGTCGAACAAGGCCGATTACGGGCTGGTCTATCATCGCCGCGACAAGACTGTGAACGAAGCCCAACTCGCGGTCGTGAAGGTCCGCATGGGCCTCCCGGGCTCGTGCTGTTGCGAGACTGTGATTCTCGATCATCGCACTGGTCGGGTCGCTTCCCCAGCCTAACCCCCACTAACCAAGGACAAGAGAGATGAGCGACGACAGGCTTCCGGTTTCACGGGAAACGCTGCTGACAGAGATTCTCACGTTCGACATCACGCGCTTTCCGTCGATGGAGGCGAAGGCCGTCGAGTGGGCCAATCGCATCGCCGGTCCGCGCGGAGGCAAGCCGAGTCTGCCTGATCCGGTTTGCGTGCTGGAGATGTGTGAGGACATCGCCGCCGCTGGCCTCGTAGATGCGGAGCGCCTGCTCGGGTCAAGGGTCTGCCCGTGAAACCCTCCCACGGACGCCCGCTCAAGCCCTACACCGCCGCGTGCGTCTGCGGCTACGTCACGCCCGAGCCGATCACCGCCGATCCCGTCCCTGACTGCCCTCGTTGCATGCAGGGTCAGATGCACGTCGCTGATCCAGGGGCTCCGCATTTCGAGCATGCGCTGAGCGGAAGGGGAGTGGGGTGATGGGACAGAACACGTGCCTAAAAAACAGGCAGCATATGGCAGGAACTGGAGTGGGACGACGATGGCGACGGCAATTCGAGACGGTTGGTGCATTTTGCGAATGTCGGGACCGCGGACCATCCCGGTTCAGCAATCGCTCGCGGATGCCGGATGTGATGTGTGGACGCCTGTTTGCGAGATCGAGAAGCGGCGCCCTCGATCGCAGGCGAGGACGAATATCGAAGTCCCGATCCTGCCGACATTCGTGTTCGCTCGCGAGGCGGATCTTCCGTACCTGGCCCGTTGCACGTCGATGATGATCAACCCGCACCCGGCGTTTTCGATCTTCCACTATTGCGGGCGCATTCCAATCATCGCCGACGCAGACATTGCGAACCTCCGCGAAGTCGAGAGGCAAATGCAACGCGATGCCGTGATCGCCAAGCGCAAGGCGAGTCCAAGGACATTCCCCGCTGGTTCGGCAGTCAGGCTCGACGACGGGCCGTGCGCGGGCATGTCGGGCATTGTGAAGCGTGGGGATCACAGGTTCGCGTTGGTCGGGTTCGGGGCGCGCTTTGAAATGGAAATTGCCACTTTTCTTCTCAGTCCCGATCGGGTATCGGAATACCAGCCCGTTATGGGCGCTGCCGCATAGAGCGGCTGAATGAGCGTGGTCGAGTTCGTTAACTAGAACAGGGCAGGCGGATTCCCCTCATTCTCCCCGACCGGCACGCGATGGCGTGTTCGAGCGGGATGGGAGAGATATGGATTTTCGGGCTGGAATGGCGTTGGTCGCGCCACCCAGCCCTAACCACGACGTGAGGATGCACGTGATGGCTGAGGGTTTAATGCCGCCTGTTGGTGTTCCGTGTCTAGATGCCTTCGCCCGCACTGGAATCTACTTTCTCTATTACGCCGGTGCGGTTGTTTACGTCGGACGGGCTGTAGACATGCGGCGGCGTATTGGGCAGCACATTGGGCC